CGGAACCTTGAGCGACACTTCGGATCGTCCATTGTTCCCACAAGTTGGACCGATGAACGCATTCGGCTCAATGACACCGGGAACACGCGACAGCGTTGTCTTCGGGTTGCGTTTAGTCGTGGACACAAACTTCGCAGCGAAGACCTGCATTGTAGGTGCTGCAGCTACCGGAGCCTTCGAGAATTGGGAGACCAACAAGGGAGCCGTACAGTTGCTCCAGCCTGCAAGCCTCTCAACCCAGCTGGCCTATCGTGGCTACTTCGCATCAAAGATGCTGGACGCAACGAAGTTCTGCAAAATCGCACAGGCTTAGTCGAGAGCGGAGCATCCGCTCATGGCAACCTATCAAGTCAAGCAAAAGTATCTAGTTGATAACTTCGCCGTCCTTGAGCTCCTCACCCCAGCGGAGCTTGAGGTCGGCTGGAGTATCACTGTCGCTGGCGTTGATGCAACATTCAACGGAACGAACATTACTGTTTATGCTTTGCCCCAATACTTGCTCACAGGTTGTTGATCCGCTTGTTCCACTGGCGAACCAAGTCTGCTACCAAAAGACTGCTGATGATATACCGCGTCAGCTTGCATCCGGAAGCGTCACATGGACTCCGAAAACCTGCACTTGGATCACTCAGCAGAATGTGCTTGACTGGCTCGGCATCTCCGTCGCATCAGCTGGTGACCAGACTTTTGTGACGACTTGCGCTGCAGCGTCGAATGCGTTCTGCTATCGCCGACGATATGAGGCAGGCTATGTGGACTCGCTGACCACAGTGCCATCGCAGGATGTGTATCTCGGAACCGTCATGTATGCCGGCATGCTGTACAAATCGCGCGGAACAGTGGATGTGTTCTCAAGCTTTCAAGACATGGGTCAGACACCAGTCGTGGGAATGAACGGTCAGATCAAACAACTTCTCGGCATTGATCGTCCAGCTGTGGCATGACAGTCTCCAACTACACCGACCTCTTCAACAATGCGATGAGCGCGTTGGCGACGAAACTAGCCACGGCAACATCCTTGCCAGTGGTGTCGGATCCACGCAATCTCAGGCCACCATGCGTCTTCATCAATGCACCATCGTTCACAATGTGGAACTACAACATCGCCAAGATGACCTTCCCTGTCCAGATCATCTCAATGGGTCCCGGAAACTCGGACGCGCTCGGCAACATTCTCAACATGGCAGCATCCGTTATGACCGCCAATGTCGGAGCAACATCTGGAAGCCCTACCAGCGTCGATGTCGGTGGGGTAGTTCTGCCGGCGTACGAGATGATGATTGAAGTGCAAGCGCAAACATCATGAGCTATGTAATCGCATCCCCAAAGCTCGGAAAGATCGGCGACATCTATGAGCCGAAGGCTGGCATCAATGTCGCAGCTCTGCTCGCTGGTGGCTTCATCCTCGAGCAAGAAGTATCAACCACAGAAGAAGCAAAACCTGCTAAAACTAAATCTAAGAAAGCATCCAAGGAGTAATCATGGCAACCAGCACCTACCTCTCAACCCCAGTAGTCACCGTGAACAGCATCGATCTGACTGATCAATGCACCGGTGCCACCGTGAATATCAATTACGATCAACTCGAGGCGACCAGTTTCGGCGATGCATCCAGAAAGTATGTTTCGGGTCTCGGCAGTCACTCAATCACACTCGACTTCTACGCCAGCTTCGCCAGCTCGGAGACATGGGCAACACTTTCAACATTGGTCGGCAGTACCACAACGATCACCGTTCAGCCAGCCGCTGGTAGTGAGTCAGCTACCAATCCAAAAATGACACTGACAGGGTGCTTCATAGCTTCACTGCCAGTCGTATCTTCGTTGGGAGCTCTCGGCACAATTTCGATTACGGCAAACGGCGGAACCTACACAACGGATGTAACCCCATAATCTGACCGCGCACCGGTCCGACACGAAAGCGAGACAGCATGAAGCTGCACCTAAAGGTGACAGAAGAAAACAAAGACCCATACGAAGTAACCACCAATTTGGTGACACTGGTTGCATGGGAACGCAGGTTTAAGCGCAAAGCATCAGACATGGCGAACGGCATCGGCGTAGAAGATCTGGCATTTCTTGCTTGGGAAGCATGCAAGCAAGCCAAGATCACAGTGCCGGGAGAGTTTGACAAGTTCATTGCGAAGCTTGAGTCAGTCGAAGTGATTGCTGAGGAAATAGAAAACCCTATCCACGCGGAACTCACCGAAGGCTCCTAGCAGAATTGCTAGTTGCTCTTTCGTGGGCTCCGCGCTTCTACGATGAAAGCTTTGACACTGCCGACCTGCTCACTGTCACTACTGTGTTAGAAGAGAGAAACAGGAAGTGACATGGCAAGAAGAGGTCTGGAAGTTTATGGGATCAAAGAGACCCTCAAGCAGTTGAACAAACTCGCCCCAGAACTACGCCGAGAAATTACACGCGACTACAAGCGCATAACTTTGCCAATGGTTCAAGCTGCGCGAACAGCTGTGCCGGGCGAGCCACCACTCTCGGGCATGTATCGCAAGTGGCGCAGAGGCGGTCCGTGGTACGGAGCCAAAGTGGACCAGAAAATCAATGTCAAAATTGACACACGCCGGGCACGAAAAAAGAACCTAGAAAAAGGCGCGCAATACGAGACTCTTGGCGCGTTCGTGTTTCAATCAAATGAGACATGGGGTCAGATCTTTGACATGGCAGGTCGTAACCAAGCCAAAGACGGAACAGTACAAAAGCGTTTCTACGGTGGAAAGCAATACACCTACACATGGAACAACACGCTGATCCAAAACTTGAACCTAAATTGGGGTCGCGCATCCCGATACATGTATCCAACAGCTGAAAGCCAGGAGTCAATACTCGAACATGAGATCCAAGGTCTCGTCTGGAAAATAGAACGACTATTGGCAGAAGCCATTGCAAGATCGGAAGGTAACTAGTGGCTATTCGCATCCCGATCATCACCGACTTCCAAGGTGACGGACTCAAAAAAACTTTTGAGGAGTTCAAGAAATTAGAAACCAATTCCCAGCGTGTTGGCTTTGCAGTCAATAAGGCATTCGTGCCGGCAACGGCAGCGCTCGCTGGTCTTGCTGCAGGTTTGGTCGTCACGGCAAAAGCGGCAGCTGCAGATCAAGCTGCACAAGCTCAACTGGCTCGCCAACTTGTAGCGACTACCGGCGCGACCGATAAACAGATTCAAGCCAATGAAGAGTTTGTGAGCTCGCTCTCCATGTCGGCGGCGGTGGCTGATGATGAGCTTCGTCCGGCGCTTGCTTCACTGGTCCGTGGTACTGGTGATCTGGCAAAAGCACAAGAAGCACTCAAGACTGTGCTTGATGTCAGCGCAGCGACCGGCAAGGGAGTTCAAGAAGTAGCGGATGCGGTGAGCAAGGCTTACGGCGGGAACACTAAAGCGATCAAGCAACTATCACCAGAGCTTTATCAGCTCATCAAGGATGGTGCGTCAGCCGATCAAGTAATGCAATCGCTGTCACAGACTTTCGGTGGCGCAGCGGTCACATCAGCGAACTCGGCACAAGGACAATTCAAGAAGCTTTCCATTGCAATGGATGAAGCCAAAGAAGCGATCGGTGCAGCCGTCTTGCCATTAGTCAATGCGCTAGTTCCGGCATTGATTGCTGTGGCTAATTGGGCACAAAAGAACACACCGATTGTGGTCGGCTTTGCAACAGCGATCGGCGTATTTGCGACTGCCATCGTTGCAGCCAAGGTCGCGATGGTTGCATGGCGCGCAGCTGCGGTCATAACACAAGCAATCAACTATGCACTTGCTACATCTTTTACAGCGGTCCAAGTTTCGACTGGTGTGGGCATCGCCACAGTCGCAGCCGGCATTGCAGCCATGGCTGTATATGTGGCAAAGATGAAAGGCATCCAACAGGATCTGGGTCAAATTGAATCAAACGCAAAGATGATCGGTCCGCCATTGACCGAAGAAGCGCGCAAACATCTTGAAGATCTGCAAAAGCAAAGCACAGCTACCGGTGGTGCGGTAGATGCGATGAAGCAAAAGATTGAAGAAGCACGCAAAGAGCTTGACAAGCAATTCAGCGATGCACTTGACAAGGCAAAAGGCAAACTCGAAGAGGCTCAAAAAGCCTACGATGACTTCAAGACCACAGTCTCCGAATCGGTCACTGGAGAGTTCTCAATATCTGGCGCAGCTGATGCAGCCAAAGAAGCCGGAACCAGCATTCTTGACCAGCTCAACCAGCAAGCCATGGGCGCTAAACAATTCGGAAAACAGATTGAGCAACTGCTGTCAATGGGTCTGTCCGAAAGCGCGCTCAGAAAGGTCCTAGAAGCCGGGCAAGAAGCCGGCAGTGCAATTGCCACAGAACTCATTCAAGGTGGCTCAGAAGCGATTACAGGACCCAATGGGATCAATCAGATGGTGGACTCACTCAACATGGTCGCCGATGCTCTGGGCATACTTGCAGCAGAGCAGTTCTACAAGGCAGGAGTAACTCAAGGTGAAGCTCTCGTCAAAGGCATCGCTGATGCAATTGCGGTCGCTGAAAAGAAACTCAAAAACCCCAACCTCAAGCTCGCTGATCTCAAGGGCATCGGTGCAGCGTTCTCTTCTACCGTGTCAAGCCTGAACCCATCAGCAGTGAGCGCGCCAGTGCTCAGCGCAGAAGAGCGTGCCGGCATCATGGCTGGTCGTGGTGGCGATCAATACAACATCAACATCTCTGGCGGTCTTGCCACCAGCGCGGAGATCGGTCGCATCGTTATTGACAACATCAAAGCAGCAAACCGCGCCTACGGTCCGGCAGCAATTGAAGTGCTATGACCACGCCAGTCATTGACTCAGGCAACTACAAGCTCGAGATTGATACCGGCTGGGATAGTTCAAGTTTCCGTCTGAACGACTCAGTGAAGGGCGTGCTCAATAACACGACCTACAAACTTGGACCGCAATCAGACTTCGCTGATGTGACTACTGGAGTATTGAGCGTGCAGATCTTCCGCGGTCGGCGAGACATCGGAGATCAGTTCACTCCCGGCTCAATGAGCTTTGTACTCAACGACCAGATCGCCTATGGCGCGTTCAATCCATTCAACACGGATGCAGGCACATACGACCCGTTGAACGATCAGCCAGGCATCGCACCTATGCGGCGCGTGAACTTCTACCGATACGACTCTCTTGGCAATCCCGAGTCACTCTTTCAGGGCTACATCGTGTCATTCGATTATCAGTTCAGTCTTGATGGCTATGACACAGTTTCGGTCGGCTGCATAGATCTTCAATACACACTTAGTCAGACGATCCTTGACGAGTGGAATGTGAGCGAAGAGCTTTCCTCTGCTCGAGTCGTGAACATGCTTGCGCGACCAGAAGTAGATGCTTTCCAAGGTATAGGCGAGCAATCAATTGAGACTGGTGTTGCCACGCTCGGCGGATCTTCACCATTCACAGTGCCACAAGGAACCAATGTGAACGGCTACTTGAGCAACATCATTGATGCCGAGCAGGGCAGAGCATTCGTGGACAGATCAGGCAAGTTTGTATTCCAGAAAAGGCTTGGACCAACCATTGCTGGCGCGACAGTTGAGTTTTCAGATAACGGAACAGAAGTTCGATACGATGGTGTGACGATCAATTTTGGTGCAGACAAAGTGGTCAATCGTGCAGCGGTCACGATTCTTGGCTCTAACGCGACACAGGTTGCTGAGGATCTGCCAAGCCAAGCCGAGTATCTGATCCAGTCAGTGTCTTATGGTCAAAGCCTTTTGCATAATGATGCAGCAGCTTTGACACTTGCCGAGTATCTAATCAAGCCCAATCCGACCCCAGTATTGACCAGTGTGTCTACAGGCTTCCAAATGCTCTCTGCAACTGAGCGTGATCTGGTCGCAATAGTTGAAATTGGTGACACCATCAACATCGAGAAAACAATTCAGACAGGCTTGTCATCCACCAATGTCATCGCACAAGAATCATTCGTAGAAGGCATTGAGCATCGCATCACCTATGCACAACCACATCAGGTGACGATCTACACCAGCCCAACCACGGTCTATCAGCTTTTCATTCTTGACAGTTCCACACTTGACACAGTATTCGCACTAAGTTAGGAGCACTATGCCAGTCACCACATACACCGCCGGCGAAGTTTTGACCGCAAGTTCGCTGAACAATAACTTCGCAGCTGTCGCACCACAATTTGCCACATTTAACGAAACACAATCAAACGGCACGGATGGTGGCTCTTCTGTCGCTACTACTTGGACGACCAGAGTCTTGAACACAACTGTAGTGAATGGAATAACAAGCGCATCACTTGCGACCAATCAAGTGACATTGCCTGCCGGAACCTATACCGTTACAGCTTTCAGCCCTTTTCGTAACACAAATTTGACAAAAATTCGTTTGTACAATGTTACCGACAGTTCAATTACAGCAATCGGACAAAATACGAACATGGACAGCAGCGGCTCAGTCGGTGGTGTTGCAACCTTGCAAGCACAATTCACCATTGCCGCAACCAAAGCATTCGCCGTTCAATATTATTGCCAGACTGCCACCGCATCGTTCGGCTTGGGTCGTGCCGTAAGCGCGAGCACATCAGAAATCTACACAACTATCCAAATACAGAAAGTTGCATAATGGCAACTAAAGCAGAAATTAACGCACAAATCGGCAACGCGACAAGAGACTTGTCACCAGCTGACGCATGTTTTAGATACAACGCACCGAGCGATGGTTATTACTGTCTTGAATGGATGGATGATCGATACACACAACCAGCGGAACCGGAAACAATGTTGAAAGCCACAGAATTAGCAAACAATCCGCTACCAAGTGCATGAAATGGATTCTCAGATTGTGGTGGCTTTGGTCGGTGGGGGTTTCGCTGTGGTGGTGGCGCTCATTAGCAAAATCGGCAGCGACAACAAAAAAGATCACGGAAAAGTGCACCAGATCCTTGGTCGAATAGAAGAAAAGATTGACCATCATGTTGAAAATCACAGCTAAAGACAAAGCAATGCTCGCAAGCTATGCTCGTTCAGTTATCGGCGCGCTCATCGCTGTGTACTCGACCGGCACAACCGATCTGCGCGACTATGGCAAAGGCGCAATCGCTGCAATCATTCCACCATTGCTCCGCTGGGTAAACCCAAGAGACCCAGCTTTCGGTCGTGACAGTAGCCAAAGCTAAGCCCGGCGTGCCCGGCGCACGCGACTACATCGGCAACGCTGACGGCGCTTCACCCAAACCACGCGCCGGAATGGATGAATGGATCCGGCAGGCAATCGCAGCATCCAATGGTGCGCTTTGGAATAACGGATCATGGGGTCAGCGTGACATGCGTGGCAAGCCTGGCTCATTATCAGTCCATGCGACTGGCAGAGCTGTAGATCTTTCCTACCGTAAGAGCGAAAAACATCCGAAAGCATCACGCAAAGAAGCACTCGTCTTCATTGACAAACTTGTCGCCAACGCCAATGAACTTGGCTTGCAGTGCATACTCGACTATGTCGGTCCAAATGGGAGAGCTTGGAGATGCGACCGCTATGCGTGGAAGGTCTATGACAAGCCAACACTTCACGGTGTGCCGGGAGACTGGTTTCATATTGAGATCACACCACAAGCAGCGGATTCGGTAATCTGGGTAAAAGCCGCATTCCTAAAGGTCTTTGGGGAAATCCCACCGAAAGCTTGACAGATGTCCTAAGGTCGGAATACCGGCGAAAGGCAAGTCATTATGAGTGAACCACAGATCTTCAATTACTCCGTCTACACAGGAGTCATGGATAACGGACAAGAGATCCTCGTTCAGATCTTTACTGAACCAGACACCGGCAAATACCTACTAGGACAAATTGCATTTAGATCGCACGCTTCATCTTGGGGCGTGCCAATACCACTGGAGAAAAAATGAACTACTTTGCAGAAAAATTGATCGGGCTAGTGCTTTGCACAGTCTTTGGCTTTACGGCGCTAACAGGGGCTCCTAGCGCGTCTAGCGAGCCTTCTCAGACCATAGATGTGACCCCATTCTTGATTGAGCCGACCACAACCACCAGCTCAACGATCTACATAGATCCCTACTCGAGCGCGTGCGAACAATTTTCAACTCTTGCCGTGAACCTTGGCTGGGATCCGGATCAGCGCACAGTGCTTGAAGCAATCATGAAGCGTGAGTCCAATTGCACTCCGAACGCAATCAACCGGAAAGATCCAAATGGTGGCAGTCGTGGGCTATTGCAAATCAACGGCTTCTGGCACAAATACCTTGCCGAGCGCGGCATCATTAGCCGACCAAAAGATCTGCTAGACCCTGTTACTAATCTGCGCGCAGGATTAGAAATCTACAACTACGGAATGGACCGCTACGGCTTCGGCTGGGGTCCGTGGAGCACAAAATAATGAGCGAAGGCACATCATTCAACCAAGGTGAACTCACTGAAGAGACCAGGAAAATGGTGCTCGAGTCAAGCGCAATGGCATCACACACAATGGCAATGTTCGGTCTCATTGACGACATCATGGCAATCAGCAAAAATCCTCACGCATCAATTATTCGCCGGCTTCGCACAATGAAGAACCAGCTGTCATTGAATGATCCGATGCCACTTTACGATGTGACTACACTTGATTTAGCAATCAAAGCGCTAGAGGCGCACTCATAGAAAAGGCATCCGACATGTCCGACCATCAGCCAGAACTATTCCAGATCACCACAGGATTGGGTGGCACAAAATATGTGCCGACAGTCAATCGCAATGTCGTGATTACAGCAAAGAAAGCGCATCCAACATCACAGCGCGCTGCAATCAATGCGTATCCAAGATCAGGATCAAAGCGTCAAAAGATCTACGACGCAATCAAGCTCTTCGGTGGACTCACAGATGAAGAAATAGAGCGCACACTCGACATGTCCGGCAACACTGTCCGACCTTCGCGTGTGTCACTTGTGCGCGACGCTCTAGTCATGGACTCGGGACGCACACGCAAGACCATCTCGGGCAATGATGCGATCGTCTGGGTGGCTTGCTGATGGGATTCGATCTCAGCAACTACGAAACAGTTGAGCAGCGTTTAGTACGCTGGTGGGCTGCATATCCAGAAGGTCGGATTCATACCACAATGATGAATTACACAGGCGATGCTTGCGTTTTCTATGCACAGCTATACGCACACAAAGACGACAAACATCCAATCTCAACGGGTTACGCCGAAGAGATTAGAAGTGATCGCGGAGTGAACTCAACATCGTTCGTGGAGAACTGTGAGACCAGCGCGATTGGTCGCGCGATCTCCAATTGCCCAATTCAGTCTCAAGGGAACGGTCCGAGACCTTCTCGTCAAGAGATGGAAAAGGTTCAGCGGATGGGTGGCAACCTAGCGCCTACTGATCGACCATCCGCCGAACCATCCACCAAAGAACACACACCACGCGGAGCATTCGCCACACCAAAGCAACTCGGCTACATCAAGAAACTTGCCAAGGATGCCGGCATGGATGATCTTCGACTCTTGGAGTTGATTCATCGTGAACTTGGTGATGACAGCGCGGTCCTAGAGCTGCTTAAATCACATGAAGCATCCAAGATTATTGAGGTGCTCAAGTGAAGTTCGCCTACGCAGATCCGCCATATTTAGGAAATGGAAAACGGAGATACTCGCCATTTCATGAAAACAGCCAAGAATACGACGCAAAAGATGCTCACTTAGAACTTGTCAAAAAACTCACCGATGAGTATCAGGATGGCTGGGCTTTGTCTTGTAATCCGAAAGATTTGCAATGGTTGCTGCCAGCAATGCCAGAAGATGTTCGGGTTTGTGCATGGACGAAAACATTTCATCAAATACGAGTCAATGTATCTGTGCAGTATGCGTGGGAGCCTGTAATCATTAGAGGCGGTCGAGACATGCGTCATCGCCGACCAATGACTAGAGACTGGACGAGTGGCACTATAGCCATGAGAAAAGGTTTGCCCGGAGCAAAACCCGATTACTTCTTCGAGTGGGTAGTTGCAATGCTTGGCTACGAAGACGGAGACATTCTTGATGACATCTTCCCGGGCACGGGTGGATTATCAATGGTAATTCAGAAAAGGAATGTTTGTGAAGTTTGACAAGAACATGAGCGAAGCAGAGCTGAAAGAAGTCGTGATCTCGGTCGCGCGTAGGTATGGCTGGCTGGTTCATCATGATTTGCCGGCGCAGAACTCTCGAGGACGCTGGCTTACTAATGTCCAAGGCGATGCAGGCTTCCCAGATCTGCTGATGGTGCATCCCGTGTCCGGCAAGTTGCTGGCTGTGGAATTGAAAGCGGAGCGCGGAAAGCTTTCACCATTACAGAAGCGATGGCTCATGGCATTCGATGCCGGCTCGCACTTCAATAGCGTTTGGAAGCCTAGTGATATGGAATACATTCTCTACACGCTGAGCAACTTCCAGCTCTAAACAATCGGCTAGTAGCACGACCTAAGCCATTCGCACGGCAGTTGGTGACACTCGGTAACGAGGGTAGATCGGCGCGCATTCAATCATGCAGGACGAAGTGAGCGAGGCAAAGCGCCGAGGCGAGCTGTAAACATAATCAGCTGATGAGTGCAAAGGGAACTGGGATGGGCAATCCAGTGGGTGGAGCATTCATCCCTGTGTCATTGATTGGTTCGCATAACATACACATACAAACAAACAAACACAGCAGACTTGGACACACACACATGAGACCGACATCACGAACACGGGCAAGCCACGCAGTGGCGCGCCAGCACAAGCGAAGCGCGTGAGCCATGCCACGAACACGGACAACGAACAGCAAAGAGTATGCAACCAATCGTGCAGCATTACTCAAAGGGCAACCAATGTGCCACTGGTGTCAGCGCAAAGTTGCTGATACTGCAGATCATCTAATTGAAGTAGATCGTGGTGGAGACAACTCACTCAGCAACCTTGTGCCGGCATGTCGAGAATGCAACTCAAGACGCGGAACACAATACAAAGCAGCACGCGACCGACAAAGAATCCACGACCGAGCCGAAGCAACACGCACACCAATCAATCGCGATGCAGTTTTTTCCATGCCATCGTCCTTGCCA